CCCCGCCCGACACGAGCCGCGGTCTCGTCGTCCTCGAAGCCAGCCTGCCGAGCGAGAAACGCCTGACGCTCGGCCTGGGCGCGCGCGGTGGCCTGCAGCGCCAGCATCTTGTCGCCAGCGGCATTGCCGGCGGCCTGGACGCGGCCGGTGTAGTCACCGAACGAAGCGCCGCCGCCTTCGAGGCGTGGCAGCTTGATCGCATCGGCCGTCACGCCGAGCTTGCCGGCAGCCCACGGCGCCTTTTCGGCAAAGCCGCGATTGATCGCGTTCAGGCCCCATTCCACCGCACCGATGGCCGCGTTCATCGCGTCGGTGAACAGCTTGCCCATCCGCTCGGGCAGTGCCGCGAACGACTCGATGAACATAGCCGAGGCGCGCACGCCAGCGACGTTGAGGCCGTCGACGAACGAGGTGAGGTCCTTGCTGAGACCCTTGAGCCAGCCGTTGTCGGCGCTGGCGCTCTTGCTCCACTTTTCCTCGAGCTTTTCGAGCCAGGTGATCGCGTCGGCCACGCCATTGACGAACGTAGCCCGCAGCTTGAGCCCGGCGCGCTCGCTGGCGTCGGCCCACTCGTCGAGCTTCTTGACCGCCTTGTCGTCGATCATGGTGCCGAGGCGTTCCGCCTGGGCCGCCATGTAGTCAGTGCCTTTCGCGAGATCGCCCATCATCGGCAGGAGCCGCGCGCCTGACTTGCCGAAGAAGTCGACCGCGGCGGCGGCCTTTTTGGCCGGGTCCTCGATGGCGACAATGGCGGTTGCCACGTCCTGCATGATGTCTTCGGTCGGCCGCAGCTTACCCACTACATCGAGGTTCTTGACGCCCAGCGACTGCAGCGCGTCGATCATCGCCTTCGTGCCGTCGGCCGCCTCACCCATCTTCTGCGAGAATTTGCCGTAGCCGGCTTCGAGCTGTTCGAGCTTCGCCCCGCTCTGCGCTGCGGCCAGCTGCGACGCCTGCAGGAACCGTGTCGTGATGCCGAGCTGTTCGCTGAGTTCGTCGAGACCGGCGGCGGCGTTGAGTGCCTGCCCGGCAAACGCCGCGCCCCAGGCGATCGCCGCAGCCACGGCCATACCCTTGAGGTGGCCGACCGCCATCGAGAGCTTGTCGCCCATCCGGTCGATGGATGCGCCCATCTTGCCGGTCTGCTGTTCGATCCCCTGCAGCGCGCGCTTTGCGTCCTCGCCGCCGTCCTTCGCAGGGCGCGCGTCGATCACGATGCGGATGGTTTGGGTCTGGTCGTTCATGCGTGACCTGGCCTCCGCGTCTTGCGCGCGCGCTGCTCTGTTTCTTTGGCGAGGCGCTGCATGGCGAGTTCGACAGCGTGATCGTCGATTTCCATGACGATTTCGATGAATTCCTCGAGGTCGTCGTGCTCGAATCCGAGCCGCCGGCCTTCGCGCTCGATCTGCTCGGGCGGGACAGGTCGCGGGAAGGCGACCATGCCGCCGACCATCGGACGGCTCCGTTCGAGTCGCTTGAAGGCGAGCCAGTACGGCTCGGCGTCGTCGCTGATCTCGGGCTGGGACAGGAGATCGTCAACCGCGTCGGCGTCGCCCTTCGTGGCGCGATCCAGGACGCCGGCGAGCACCGGCGCCCACTCCTGGTCCCAGCTCAGTCGTTTTTTATGTCGTCCTTGATGTCGTTCGCGCGGTTGCGGCGGAAGTTGGTCTCGTCCTCCGTGAACGTGTCGAGGATCTTGATGACGCGCGGATGCTGGATGATCCAGGCCACGCAATTCGCCCGCGTGAAAGGCACGTCCTGGCCGTTGGCCGTCACGCCCTCCCAGCCGATCACCATGCAGTCGGTGAACAGTTCGGCCCAGCGGGCGGTCAGGTCCTCCGGCGTCGCCTTGGCGTTGGCCTGGCGCCGCAGTTCCTTGAAGCGCTTGGGGCCGAGTTCACGATAGCGCGGGTTGGCGTCGGACTGGCAGAGCACTTTTAGGAATATGTGGTCGGTGATGCGGAGAAAAACTCCGATCTCGCCCTCGATGTCGCGCTCGCGCTTAAGCTCGTCCACATCGTCGAATTTTATGTCGCTCATTGCATTCTCGTTTCATGGGTCGGGGGGGGTTGGTGGGGCGCCGCCCCGACGACGGCGCCCCGGCATCGGATGCGGGTTGCCCAGCCGATACGATTCGCCGGGACCGGACCGGCCGAAACGCTCGTTCGGGAGCGTCAGTCTTCGAGAAACGCCGGCGTGTGCAGGCGGCGAGCCAGGCCCTTCGCCTCCCAATTGTCGGCGTCTTCGACGCTGACGGCGGGGTGGGGTTGCTGGCCCTTTGCGTAGGCCGTCGCGCCGCGCGGGCCGGCCATGAAGTTCGCGAGGATTTCAACCTCGACCATGCCGTCGGCCGCCTCCCGCTTGGCGCGCGCCATCAGGCCACCGCCTTCGTCAGCACGATCGCGGCGCTGTCGGCGGCCGAGAAGGTGCCCATGAACGTGATATCGAGCATGATCGGACCCGACGGGCCGGGGTCCGAGCGCTGCGGGTTCCAGACGTCGCACTTCGGGATCTGCAGTTGGTACTTGTTGGTGGTGACGCCGCCCATCGTGATGTCGAGAGCTTCGGTGCCGCCGGCGCCCAGGAACGCCGTGTATTGCGCCAGCGACTTGAAGTAGAGCGAGATCGAGCCCTCGATGTCGAGCTGGCCGAGGCCGCTTTCCGACGGCTCATTGCTGCCGAATCCGAAGATGTCGTAGGCGTTATTGCGGACATTGAGCGTCAGGCTCTGCACCTTGGGCGCCGTGAGACCGAAGCCGTCGTTGACGAGGAAGTCGGCCGGCGTCATCGGCGGATCGCCCGGGTCGGGCCCGGCATAGGTGGCGCCGGCGATGATGGCGCTGTCAGTCGCGTGCGACAGGTGGCGGATGCCGAACGAGAGCTGCGCGGGCTGGCCATTGGAGGCCTGCAGCGACATCGACTCGACGAAGGCCCCGACCGACCGGAAGTAGAGATCGGTCGCGCCGTTCTCCAGCTTTTCCTCGAGCGTGAGCGGCTGGATCGTGCTGCCGTTCTTGAGCTCGTTCGTCGCGTAGTCGGCCTGGAACAGCGACGAGAACAGCTCGTGGAGCGCCGGGTCGTAGGCGAGCGGCATTTCGAGCGTCTTGGCGTAAGTCGTGAGACCGCGATAGGTGGCCCGCGCCGTGCGATCGTTGCTGCGCTCAGGCGAGCGCGACCTGGGCGTCACCGGATCACCAGTCAGCCGCGAGTCGCGGAGCGTGAGGAAGCCCGGGGTCGCGGGCGTGGTTCCCTGCGTCGACTCGACAACGAGCGCGACGCGCTTCTGTGCACCGTCCATCAATAGTCTCCTTGTCGACTAGCCGACGTTGTAGATGCGGTAGCCCAAGGCGATGGTCTTGACGCGCAACCCGCCCTCGACTCCCTGTCCGCCGAATAGGGGCGATACGGTCTCGATCCTGATTTCGACCGAGCCCGCTTCTGCTGATGTGTTGAAACGACGATCCCTGAACGCCTCGCGTACGTTGCGCGAATGGCGCTCCGCTTCCTCGCGGCCGTCGCCCAGCGGGACGACGAAATCGACAAAGACCTGCCCTTCCTCGCGCCACCAGTTCGAACCAGGCGAGCCCCAATAGGCCAGCGCCTCTGAGCCGCCTTCGAACCGGAGTTGAATGTACGACGTCGAGGTGTCGGGCGGCTCGGCGGCGTCGTTGTCGGTGTCCACGACTTCCCAGGTGATCGGCGGCGTCGCAGCGTCGAGGACCGCCTGCAGCTCGAGGCGGAAGGCGTCGCAGAGAGGATCACCGGCCATCGCGCAACCCCGCTACGCCTTGATGTAGACTTGGATGGCTGGGTAAACCTGATCTCGCAGCACGCGCTTGACCGATCGCTTGGTGGCGCCGGACCGATAGCCCCCACCCTGGTCGCCCCACACCTTCACGCCCGTATCGAGTTTCACGTACTTGAAGTCGACGAACAGCGACCGCCCGTATCGTTGAACCATCCCGCGCTGGACCACACGATAGATGCCACTGCGGGCCTGTTTGCTCGCCGCCTTTCGCTTGCCGCGACCGGTCCTCTTATTGGCCGTGGCGCCTTCGAGTTTGCGAGCGTAGGGCTGTGGATTGGCGATCTGCACGCGGTCGGTCGGCTTGACGTTGGCAAGTGCCGCCCCAATGTCGCCTTCGATCTGGCGGCCGTTGATCAGCACCGTGTGCGACTGGACGTACCGGCCAGTCAGTACCGGGCTGCGCTTCCGTAGCTGATCCAGCGCCCACAGAACGGCCTCGGCCATCGTCGGCCGCCGGATGAATTCGATACGGCCGAACGGCCGGACCAGCCGGTAGTCGGCGCGCGGCCTGCCGTCGGTGACGACGATGGGCTGATTGTCGAAGCCCTTCGCGACGGCGGCCTGCAAAGCCTGCTCGGCAACCTTGATCTGATAATCCTGAATTCGCGGGGTCATCACCTTGTCCCATTGGACCGAGGTGAAGCCCGAGACCCGTACCGACTGCGCCATCAGCCGATGCAGGTGATCACATGGGCGACGACAACGGCGCCGCGTTTCTTTGTATCGACGTGGACGATTGCCATGTCCCGGCTGTCGACGCGTATCTTGTCGCCGCGGCGTGGCGCGCGGGGGTCGGCTGCCAGCGACAGTTCGCCGTTGCCGATCCTGACCGTGCGCTGCGACTGCGCGGCGGTGTTGCCGGTCTCGTCTTCAGAGCTGCCGTTGGCGCGGCCCTTTACATCGAGGTCGGCCAGGTCGCGGCGCTTGAGCGTCATGGGCGTGCCTTCGCGCTGCATCACGCGATCGACGCGGCTTGCCGTGTGAGCGCCCGACATCAGCCCTGACTCCACTCTTTATACGGCGAGAGTGCCGACTCGAGCGCGGTCAGCAGGCCGGACGATCCGATGCTGTCGCCGCCGGCGACGGCGTACTGCCAGGCGCCCACGTCGTTGATGGTCTCGCTCCTGATCGCGCCGTCGCGGTCGGCCCCGAGGTAGTTGGTTTTCACCTGCTCGATGACCTGTTCTTCAAGGTCTGGCGGAACGCCGTCGGGGAGTGACCAGCCGGCCGCGTAGACGACGACGATCTTGCCGGTCGACCAGTCATAGGAGTCGCTGTCGGAGAGGCGGCGCACCATGCCGCCGCCCGCCAGCCTGTAATCGGTGTCGGCCGCCAGCGTGACGCCATCCTCGACGATGGAGGTGATGGCGGTGACGGGTACGCGCCACGGCAGCATCAGGTCGCAGCTGCGCGGCTCCTGGGTGGCGTAGAAAGTCGCACGCAGCGCCTCGGCGCCGAAGGTCGGCACGGTGCCGACAGGATCGATCGCCAGCTTGCAGTGTCTCGCAGCGCGCGCTGACACGCGGTCGATGATCGACTCGATCATCGAATCGTCGCCGGCAGGCG